TAAGCAATTTTCGTAAAAAATAGCTTTGCTTTCTGGCCGATCAGTATAAAAAGCAACAGGCATCTCACACGGTACATCAGTATTAACAAATCTTCTGTAAACACACATACAGCCTTTTGATCTGTCTTTATTTGCCTTACCATTCTTTTTTATGTGTTCTAAATCATCATCTATATGATAAGGATCGACAGAAGAAACATCACAATTTTTAAATTCATCTAAAGGCATTTCTACAATTTCAAAAGGAAACATTTCTTTATCTGAATTTTGCAAATCAACATTACCAAAGTCTTCTATCCAAATTGGTTTTCCTCCAAATATTTCTTTACCATTTGAATCTACAGGCCAATTAAGTTTTCCTTTTCTTACAATATCAAATCTATTGTTTGTATTTATATTTGCAATTTGTTTATTCAAAAGGTCTAACCTAAAAGGAGAACCACCTGTTCTTAAAAAAGCATGAGATATTTCTAAAGGCATCTCTTGTCTAAAAGCATATAAATCAGAAATATCCCCAGAGTTTGCTTTTAATAATGCTCTTCTTTCAATATCTTCACTTGCCCCTTTTGTGTCTGATATACCCTTACTCATATCAAAAAAACCAGGATATACTTTGTTTGCAGGAATAAATAAAGGTTTTAAATTATATTTATCAGCATTAGTAAACATTTCCATATAATCATCAGATTCAATTTCCATTTGATTAGAAGTTCCACCAATAATAGGAGTACCAAACTGAATAGCACCATCTCTAAAACATTCCTCAGAAGCTTGTAGTGATTTTTTTAATTTTAAAAATTCTCCTGCTTCCTCAAAAATCATATAGTTTAAAGAAGTTCCCCTAAAAGCACCAGGGTTATCCATTGTTCTAAAGTGAACCATAGACATCATACCTGTGTCAATCCAAACACCATCTTCTTTAACTTTATATCCTGACATAAGAAGCTCTTCATTATCACGAAGAACTTTATTACGAAGTCTTTTTGGTAAAGAATTGTAAGATAACATCATCTTTTTTTTAAAATCCTGCACGTACAATTCTTTTTGTGCTCCTATTCCGTTTTCAGAATGAGCATAACAAATCCATTCGTGTAAAAGAATGTTTGCGTTCATAAAAGAAAAACCTTTCCTACGTGCTTTTAAAACAATAACTCCATAACCACCTTGTTTTGCTTTAGATATTTCCGTAAAGTATTCATGATCTTGATCTCTATAGATTGGAGATATCATTCCTTTTCTTCTTGCGTTAGGAGCAAGACCGTGTATTTTAGAAAAATTTAAATAAAAATAATAATTACCAGGCATATATGTTCCACCCGAAGGTTTCCAACCATTAATTATTCTTCTTTTTTGTTCTTTCCAAAATGAATTATAAACAAGAGATCCTCTAAGGAATTTTTTATATCCTTTATATTCATTGCTGTATAATACAGGTTGATATTTTATTCCGTCTATCATTAAGCTTTAAATTTTTCTTCTTGCTCAAACATAGATAAATCATCATCACCATCCATACCTGACATTTTATTACCCGATTCAATATCTGTTAAAATAGCATTTCTAATATCTCTTCTTGATTTTGCAGCCTTACCCATATCTTGCTGAATAGTATTTATTTCTGAAAGGTTTTCTTTAGTAACTTTCATTTCTTGAAATATTTTTACAGCTTCTGCTGATTTGTTAACCATTGCACGATACTCTTCAATGTCTGCATCATATATTATTTTCTTATATTCTTTTATAGCTTCAACTATCTTAGGCTTATTTATGAAAGAACATTTCTCTTTTTCAAGTATCATGTTGTTTACTATTTGTTTTCTCTGCTCCATAGGAAGACTGCGATAAGGAGATTTATAGTCATACATACAAACTATCCACTTTACTGCTTTAGAGCCAAGATACTTGTCTTTATAAACAGAAAACATATTAGGTAATAAAGAAATTGCTTTGCTATGTGCAAATATATTACCATCAGTATCTACGTCTATTAATGTTCCAAACATAACCTTCCTTTTATTTTACAAGAAATTAAAATTTTATTTACAAAATCATAAAATCTTCCTTGACTAGTCATGTTCTCAAGTATTAGGAAGTCGTTTAGTTTTGTCATTAAAGAAATATCTTCTCTGTTTTCTACTCCTCCATAAAGACCATCAGCTTTTTTAAACATTATATGACCGTCAATTATTACTACTTCATTGTTTATTCTTTTTGTTCTTTTAAGAATTCCCATTGTCAAAAAATTTAGGGTTAAAAAAATATTCTCCTGGTACTCCTGTTCTAGCAAGTATCTTATTTAAGATTAAACTTTCTATACCATTATATATGCTTTTTCTTGTGCAATTCAAAAACTCTGTCATTTCAATTGGATTAAGATAAGCAATTCCATCATGTGCTAAAAAACTATTTCCGCTTATAGTTAAGAAGTAATATAAATTTAACCCAGACTTATTCATATCTAAAATAGAAAGCAAATCTTTTTCCTCAATTAAAAACACCGAACTGCTAAAAGGATTAGATGGATATACTCTGTTTTTCATTTTAATACTTTTTACCATGACGCTTAGCTCTTGTAGAGTTGTATTTTAACTTTTGATTAATATGCCAATCAATGTCAATACCTCTATAAGCACAGTGATCTAACAACCTTATAATAGCGTCTGCTATTTCATCTTCATAAGAATCTTTAATGTTGTTTTTAAAAGCTAATTTAAAATCTTTAGTTTCATTAAGCTCTTCATTAAAAGACAATCTACTTGCCCTTAAACTATGCCTGTCAGCTTCTAATGCTTCTGCTAGTTCAGATGTTATTAACATAAGATGAGTACCAATAGAGATTTTCTGTTCATAGAATCCCTTGTCTACATTTGCCTTATGTATTTCTCTAGACCAATTTGTAAGGTTAATTTTTTCCATACACAAATGTAGTGAAAAAAAAAATTACAAAAAAATGCTATTAAATTTGTGTAATTTAATTATACTGTATATCTTTGGGGGGAATATAAGGGGGGTTATTGTTAGAACTATAACAGTCTATAGTACTAATTTATAATAATAAAAGATGGGGTATAAGCCAAGAGTAGTCATAAGTGACTATACAATAAAATGGTTTCCAAGAAAATTCATAAACTATATGAAGAACGGAAACAAAGCAGAAAAGAAAAAAGCATTAGAATCAGTAGAGCAGTTTAGATTTAAAAATGAATCAATAGTTCTTAATGAAAAGAATTTATTTATTAATGAAAAGTTAAAAGAAGAACATTTACAAAGAATATTTAATAGATACAAGTTAAAATATAATCCAGAACAAAATATATATTTACTCAGAAATGTTAAAGTAATATCAGAATCAAAAGCATCATACGAAATATGAAACCAGCAAAAAGAATTATAAAACTACCATTATTTCCTATCGAATACTTCTTGTTTGTAGGTGAAGATATTAAAGATGCCCATAAAAAACTTACTGAAGAGTTTTTAGGTATTGAAGAAAGAAAAGATTTTGGAAATGCAGTTGCTGAAACTGAAGTTATAAAAAATAAAGAAGGAAAGGTTTTTTTTATTGTGAAAATTCAAGAAGACAGCAGCATAGAGGTTGTTGTTCACGAAGCACTTCATTTGACTCACTTAATATTAAAGTCTCTTAAAATGGAAGTAAACGCAAAAAACGATGAACTAGAATGTTACATTCAAGCAGACATCATAAAAAATATTCTGAAAACAATATCCATAACTAAATATAATTGTTTCCTTAATTGTTAAGACAATGCAGAAATGGCAAAAAGAAATACTTGAAAAAAATAAAGACAAACCAATGTCAGAAATTTTTAAACTTCATAATAAACAAATAAATAAAATGAAATTTAAAATAGGGAATTACGTATATCTAAAAACTGATGTAGATCAGTACAAAAGAATAGTTACTGGATATACAGTAAGAGATAGTAGTGAAAAGGTCGTGTACCTACTAAGCCTTGGTACAGACGAAACATCTCATTACGAATGTGAAATAAGTAATGAAGAAGATATTATTATTAAAACAAGCAACTAAAAAAATAAGAGGTGGTTATTTCCTTAGATATAAAAAATACCTTACTTTAGTAACGACTTAAATTTAACTTCCATTTTTTAAAAGGCTATTCCGTAAATAAGGAGTAGCCTTTTTTTTTAATGAATGCCTGGTATATGACCTGTTGAAATATCAATATCAATGTAGTCCTCTAAAAAATCCATATAAACAAATATAAATAATCAGAATACTAACACAAAAAAATCCCCCTACCTTTTATTGAAAATGATATAGGGGGATCTGATCACCAACTAAGCCTAAGCCACCACACTTGATACTTAGCAACTATTAAACACAAACTAATGTACTGACTAATGTAATAAAAAAATATTACATAAATAAACAAGGCACTATTATAGCCACCATACCCACCTTCATGTAATGACATAAACCCCCTCAAAATGAGAATGCATATAAACTACATATACAATAAATTTAATATAGAAGCCGAATGAGAGTACCCATAAAAAAAATTCCCCCAATAGAAATTTTAAATTCAAATTACCCCGCCTAAGATACTCATTGTGCTTTGATTACGAACATAAAGTGTAATAATTAAGCTTTTCTAATTAGTTTTCAGCGTAACCGACACCACTGTAGTGTCACTGTATGCTTATTGATTAGTGAACTATAGTTAACAGTTGTGTCTATTCTTGTAGGAAAATATAGAATGTTTATGGTAGATATTGTAGGTCTATTGTAGATACCTAATGAAGTTACAAGAAATAATTGACATTATAACTATAATCATAATGACAATGTGTCAGAAACTCTATGTTCATTGATTATTAATTATAAACTATTAAACTTTTATATTATGTGTTTTAAAAACTGTGTTAGTCCAGAGTATTGTCCTGATGATAATGTTACATATCCATGTATGGAATGTGATTATTGTGTTGAAGAACCTAACAGTGATTATGAAATGTTCTATGATGAACTTATCAATGAGTATTTACATAACGTAGAAAGACTTAAAGAAAAGTTCACTGTTAAAGAGTTTAATCATAATCACGGTAAACACAATGTTGCTTTACCACCTGAAGATTATGATTATTTACCATTCTAAACTATAATTAGGACACTCTATGTGTCCTGATTATTATTAACTAAATCTAAAATATATTATTATGGAATATTGGAAATTTAAGATCATTAACAAAGATAACAATAAAACTTTGATAACAATTGAAAATGAAGATTGGTATAAAGGTTACATGTTGGCTTCAATGGTAATGCAACATTTATGCAAAACTCTCAATAATTTTGGTGCAGATTATAGCTTATTCTATAAAGCTAACTATTCAACACTACCTGATAAAGAATCAGGAATAATCTTTTAAGAAGATAATTAAGACACTCACTGTGTCTTGATTATTTAACTTAAAACTTATCATTATGAAACCAATTAAAATTGAAATGACTAGTGGAATGGACTGCCCTGGAGGTCAATGGACTAATATATCTGTAAATGGTACTTCTAAAGGAAGATTGTATGACGATTCTAATACAACTTTAGATCAAGCTATACAGATAATCCTTAAAGACTACCCTAATGGAACTAAGTTCACTTGCAACTACGCAAAAGATAAAAATGAATAGATTAAATAATTAAGACACTCGCTGTGTCTTGATTATTAACCTTATAAATATATTATTATGCTAGACGCAAAACCAAAAGTTTATGTTGACGCTCATTCAGAGCTTATTGAAGTTTGTTTCGATCTAACTTTAATCGTATCAAATGATAATGTTGTAACAGTAGTAGATAATACTCAACAAGATTATCACGACTTAATTGATTCTAATACATTAACAATTAAGAAAGTTAAAATTAACTGTTAAATATTAATAACCAAGACACTCGTTGTGTCTTGATTATTAACTATTTAAATTATTTATTATGAAAGAAAGTTCATGGATTAGTTTACATTATGCTTTAAGATTACAGAACACAATAACTGTTAAAACATTAAAAACAGTTATAAAAACCATTGTGTATGTAGCTACAAGTTGTTTAATTGTTGCAAGTTTAAGTAGTTGTGCTACCACACAACAAAAACATTACAACAATCATGTTAGTTACAAGATGTTTTCAGAATACAAAAATTGTTCTGCATACGGAAGACCTTAATTATTAACCACTTAATTATTTAAAATGAATAGAAATTTGTTCGCAACATTACTGTTGCTATTTATAGGTTTAATAACCTACGTGTTTAATTAACAAGTAGTCAAGATACTCTATGTATCTTGATTATTAACTATTTAAAACTATATATTATGATTTATTATGCTATTGTAAGAAATTTATCAAGTGAATACGGACAAACAGTAATGCTAAACTGTACTGCTACAGAATCTTCGTTCCTTGCTATGTATGAACAAATGAATAATATTGTTGACGACCAGTACTCTTACAAAGTACACAGACTTAGTGAATCAGATCATAAGGAACTAAAGTCTTATTCTAATCACACAGATGAACGTCAAACAATGTTCTCTAACTTCATGAATAGAGGTTCTGTTTTACCTACAATTAATGTTGTTAAAGAAAGTAAATGCAACATCACAAGTAGATTTGTAGAAGAAGAACTTAATGATTTTGGTTTTGACTTTGACTATTAATGTTAAATGTTCTAATAATAGTCAAGATACTCTATGTATCTTGATTATTAACTAATTTATATATTATGAAAAAAAAACTAGAAATTTACAGCGTAGAATTTCATTCATTTGAATTCCCACAAGATTCAGGAACAATAGCTTACTTTCAAGATAAAGTAGAAGCGTTCAAGTATATGGCTAAGTTAGTAGAAGATAAAACAGTTAAATTCTACGATAACGTAAAAGAAATGAATGAAGACCACCCAACAAACATTAAGTTACCGAATTGCATAAAAGGTAAACCTGCTATTTTCTTCAATAACTGTTTCCAATATCCATTAGCTTATTACATAAATTCAATAACAGTAAATTAATTTAAACAATTAATAGTCAAGATACTCTTTGTGTCTTGATTATTAACTACTTAAACTTTAATTATGATTCATGAAAAAATGATTCCAAAAGAAACTATATACTTTCACTTAAAAACAAGAAGTGGATTATATACAGTTGTAGAATACACAAGAAATTACGTTAGATATACGTGCAAGAAATGGAAATATGAAGATAGAAAAACCAGAGTTGCAGGTAGAGAAGAATATAAGTGCTTACAAAGAAGTTTTATGAAGTTCTCTGACGAATATAAAATCGTACCTACAACTGAAGAAATCTGCTTTCATAAACATATGACAACACTAAAACAAACAAGTTTTGAATGGTATAAAAGCAATAGCTCTATAGTTCCATACCTTAACAAAATGTCAAATAAAGAAATTCACGCCTACTTTGGAAGTAAAGACTTGTTTAAAATACCATAATGTAATTAACATAATAGTCAAGATACTCTTTGTGTCTTGATTATTTAACTAATTTATATATTATGAAATTACAAACAAAAAGAAGACTAACACAACTA